CTATGGAATATAACACGACCAAAATAAGTTTATTAAAAGTAATTGAAACAACATACTAATGGCAGAGAATTTAAATTTAAATGTAAACGTAAATACATCAGGTGCTGAAGGTTCTATAGGTACACTTAAAAAGCAACTTAGAGAAGCACAGAATGAAGTAATAACACTTTCTGAAAAGTTTGGTGCTACATCTAGAGAAGCAGTAAACGCAGCAAAAAAAGCAGCAGAACTTAGAGATAGGATAGGTGATGCAAAAGCATTAACTGATGCATTTAATCCTGATGCAAAGTTTAAAGCACTTACTGCTTCATTATCAGGTGTTGCAGGTGGATTTGGTGCAGTACAGGGTGCAATGGCTTTATTTGGTAAAGAATCAGAAGATGTTCAAAAGACATTGTTAAAGGTTCAATCTGCTATGGCTATTTCACAGGGTTTGCAATCTGTTGGAGAAAGTATAGATTCATTTAAACAATTAGGTGCAGTAATTAGAACACAGGTAGTAACTGCATTTGGCACACTAAGGGGTGCAATTATTGCGACAGGAGTAGGTGCATTAGCAGTAGCTATTGGATTGCTTGTTGCAAATTGGAATGAGTTTACACAATATCTTAAAAATAGTTTTCCTGCATTATTTGAATTAGGTGAAACAATAGGTGGGATTGTTCAAAAAATTACAGATTATGTTGGTATAACATCAGAAGCAAATAGAGAATCAGAACAATGGGCAAAGGCTATTGGTAAAATAACTAAAGCATTAGATAATCAAATAGCAGAACTTGAAGCACAGGGTGGCAGAGAAGATGAAGTATATAAATTGAAAAGACAAAGACTTGAATATCAATTACAAGCAATAAAAGGAAATTCAGAAAAAGAAATTGAAGATAGGGCAGATTTAAATTCTAAGTTAAGAATTTTAGATATTCAGGAACAAAAAAGAAAACAATCTTTAATTGAAGAAGAAAAAGCTGAAATAGAAAAATATAATGAATGGTTAATAAATGAAGAACTTAGAGAATTTGAAAAAAGAAAGGCACAAAGAAAGAAATATGAAATTATTGGTTTAGATGGTATGACCGATTCTGAAAGAAAGAAAAAAGCTGAAGATGATGAAAAGGCTAAAGCTGATAGAGAAAAAAGAACTCGTGAATTTAATGAAGAAAGTGAAAAAAATGGATTAGGTAAAGTATTAGCAATTAAAGCAAAGTCTGATTTACAATCTATTAAAGATGCTGAAGATACTGCTGCTGCTAAAAAAAGAATAGATGAATTAGAAAAAGAAAGTAAGATAGCAACTGCTTATCAAATTGCTGATATTACTGCAGGTTTATCTAATATTATAGGTCAAGAAACTGCAGCAGGTAAGGCTATTGCTATTGCATCAGCTACTATTGATACATACCTAAGTGCATCAACAATCTTTAAACAGGCTTCAAAAAATCCAATAACAGTTGTAAATCCTGCATATCCTTACTTAATGGCTGCTCCTGCAGTTTTAGGTGGTATTGCTAGAGTAAAACAAATTGCATCTGTATCTGTACCTAGAGGGGGTGGTAGTTCTGCAGGAATGCCTAGTATATCTTCTGCTGCACCTATGCCACCACAATTACCACAAGCATCAACAACTAACATAAGTCAACAATCAATCAATGACATTGGTAATCAAGCAGTAAGGGCATATGTAGTTGAAAGTGATGTTACAAGCAACCAACAAAGAATTGCAGCAATTAGACAAAGAGCAAGATTTAGTTAATATTTGATAAAATTATATTTATGAGTATGGAATTACCTTTATATATGTTGGAAATATCTGATGATTTAAATGATGATGCAGAGGTGCAGTTCGTTTCATTAGTAGATAGACCTGCCATTCAAAAGAATTGGAATGCATTTAAAAATGAACAAAAGTTTCAAATTATTAGTGAAGATAAGCGCATTATTAGTGGATGTGCTATGTTGGCTGATACTCCTATCTTTAGGAGTGATGCTAATTTTGGCGACTATTATGTGGCTTTCTCTAAAGATACTATTACAAAGATTGTACAAAAATACTTTAAGAAAGGTTACCAAAATAACGTAAACTTAATGCACGACCCTAATAAAGCAGAAACAGGGGTTACAATGTTTGAAAGTTTCATTAGTGATAAATCTAGAGGAATTGAACCAATGAAAGGTTTTGAAGATGCTCCTGATGGCAGTTGGTTTGTATCTATGCTAGTAGAAAATGATGAAGTATGGGATAAGGTTAAGCAAGGGATGGTAAATGGATTTTCTATTGAAGGCATTTTTAACTATGCACCTTTAGTTTCTAAAGAACAACAGGTGATGAATGAAATATATAAAATCCTAGAAGAAGTTGAATTAGGTGGTCCGGGCAGTGGTCGTAGACCTGAAGGTGGGGGTGATAAAGAACCATTAGGTAAAACAGGTAGAGCAAGTGCAAAAGAAATTGCTGATAAATATGCTAGAGAAGCAAAGGCTAGTGTAGATAAATTAACAAGTTCTACTGACCCTAAATATGGTACAGATAAATTATATCAAGATAAAGATGGAAATTATAATGAAGAAAGAACTGCTTTTCACGAAAGTATAGTACAGGATAAAATAAATCAAGGTTCTACTAATTTAGGCACTACTTATTTTTTAGGTGGCGCACCTGCAACAGGTAAAAGTTCATTAGAAAATTCAGGTCAGGTTGTATATCCACAAGGAATATTAAGAGTAGACCCTGATTCAATTAAGGAAACTTTACCTGAATATAATAAGATGACAGAAAATAGAGAATCAAAAGCTGCTTCATTAGTTCATGAAGAAAGTTCAAAGATTACAAAAGATGTAATAAATAATGCTGCAAATATGAAAATGGATGCAGTCATTGATACAGTTGGTGATGGCTCATTTGAAAAAGTAGCAGAAAAAGCACAACAACAAAGGGATGCAGGTAAAATAGTAGTTGCGCATTATGTTACTACAGATGTTCAAACATCTTTAGATAGAGCAGCAGCAAGAGGAGAAAAAACAGGTAGAAATGTACCAACAGATTATATTAAAGATATGCATAAAGAAGTATCTTCAATATTTCCAAAATTAGCATCAAATAATACTTTTAATGAACTGCATTTATATGATAACAATGGTAGTACACCAAAACTTATTTATAGTAAAAAAGATGGTGTTGAAACCATCTTAGATAAGAATGCATACAATAAATTTTTATTGAAGGCTAAAGGTTAGAAGGAATGTAAGGCACTTGACCATTTTTCTTCATTTCTTCTAATTGGGCAGCAATCTGTTCTTCATAAGCATTGACAGGTTTTCTACCGTTAATTAATTCAATAAGAACTTTTTCTTTTTGCTCAATTTGAATTGGCTTGTTATCTACTATCACTTTTTTCATATATGTAATTTAAGTATTTTATTTTAAATAGCAAAATTTAATTTATTTATGCATACCAACTAGAATAAACACCTGATTCATTTGCACCATACTCACAGAAGCAACCGTGTTTTGCTTTAATGTAGTAACTAACATTACCATTGTAACTAACTGAAACAACAACCTTTTTTAGAATTGGTTCACCAATGAAGGCATTTTCAACAGGCTTAACACGAGCAGACATAAAACCTTCAGACCCTGCAACGTAACTACTAGCAATTTCTCTCAAAATTATTGATTTTTCTTTAACTCCAACAATCTGATAGAAGTTAATGTTAGTTTGGTCATAACCCCAACTATTGTAAAGAACCTGACCAACCTTATAATTGTGGCTCATATTTTGTTGAGCAATCTTTTTTTGCTCTTTTCTTGCTTTCTCTGTATTAATGTTAATCTCTACTCTTTCAATCCATTCCTTACAGAACTCAGCCATTCTTTCAGCATTTCTGAATCTGTAGTTAAATAAAGGCTTAGGGAATCTAGCTTTACTAACTTTCTTAGTACAGTAACCAACAAAAATTGGTTCTTCTTTTACAGAAAGGTGGAAACCCAAACTTTCATACTTTTCAATTAGATTTTTCATAGTTTATATTTATTTGATTAATAATTGGATTATAATGCTAAAAAAGGCTGCTCCTAAAAAATAAAGGAACAATTTGATTTCTAATGGGGGAGGTAAAATTTTGTGGCTCATAATAGTGGTTTTTATTGGTTATCTCTCAATCACATAACAAATATACACAGGTTGTGTACACGTTCCAAACATTGATACACTTTTTTTTAATAAATATGATGAACGGTAAATAATAAGGATAAACGGTTAAGTGATAACATTCTAACTTATTTAATATTTATATTAAAATATTTATGAATCCAAAAGAAGCATTAATGCAAATAAGAGCATTATTTGAAGATATGCCACAAGTGGTTGAGCCTGTTGCTCCTGTTGCTGAAGTAGCACCTGAAGTAACAAAGGTAGAAATGTCTGAATATTCTTTAGTAGATGGTACTAAGGTTATGATTTCTGCTTTAGAAATTGGTGGTATGGTTACAATGGCTGATGGTACACCTGCTCCAATGGGTGAGCATCAATTAATGGATGGTACATCTATCAAAGTAGATGAATTAGGTTCTATTATTGAAATTGAATCTCCTAAAGAAGAAGTAATTGTAGAAGAACCTGTTGCACCTGCTGCACCTGTTGCTCCTGCACAAGACACAACTGCAATGATTGCAGAATTAAAGTCTGATTACGAAAAGAAAAAAATGGAATTAGATGCTAAGATTGCTGAATTAGAAAGCAAAGTAAAAAGTGGATTTGCACAAGTAGCTGAATTAGTAGAAGCACTTTCAAATACCCCAACTGCAGAGCCTACTCAAAAAGCAGCAAACGCATTTCAATCTTATGTAACTACTAATGATAGTAAGTACGAAAGAATTGAGAAATATAGAAACGCAATTTTAAACAAATAAATTAATAAACAATGGCATTTTCAGTAAGTTCATTAGCAAACTATACAAAAGAGAACGAAGCATTATTGGTTACTTCTTCTGTATTAGGCGCAAAAACTGCATCTTTAATTAAGAGTGCAGGTAACGTAATGGTTGGTGTAAAGTCTGCAGAGACAATCAACATTATGGACACAGATGCATTTTTCCAAGCAGGTGGTACTTGTGGTTGGAACGCATCAGGTACAACTTCTTTTACACAAAGAACTGTAACAGTTGGTAAAATTAAAGTACAAGAGGCTTTATGTCCTAAGACATTAGAAGCTAAGTATTTACAAAAGGCTTTACCTACAGGTTCTACTTATGATTCAATTCCTTTTGAGCAAGAATTTTCAGACAAAAAGGCTTTGACTATTGCTGCTCAATTAGAGACTGCAATTTGGCAAGGTGATACTGCTTCTGCAAACGGTAACTTAAACAAGTTTGATGGTTTAATCAAATTGATTAACGCTGCTTCAGGTGTTGTTGATGCTAACGTATCAGGATTCGTTTCAGGTGCGCCTTTAACATCTATTACTGCTTCTAACGTTATTGCTTTATTAGATGGTGTATACAAAGCAATTCCTGCTAAAGTAGTAGCTGCTGATGATATGACTATCTTTGTTGGTCAAGATACTTTTAGAACTTACACTATTGCATTGAAGAACGCTAATATGTTTAACTATGCATTTGATGGTAAAGCAGATTCTGAATTTGTATTGCCGGGTACTTCAATCAAAGTTGTAGCAGTTGCAGGTTTAAACGGTACAAATGATATTTTTGCTTTAAGATTGAGCAACTTATTCTTAGGTACAGATTTATTGAACGAAGAAGAAAAGTTTGAAATCTTCTTTGCTAAAGAAGCTGATGAAGTAAGATTTGCTGCAGAATTCAAAATGGGTGTAAACATTGCATTCCCTGATGAGATTGTAAAAGTAATCATCTAATTATAAAGGGGAGTTGAAATATACTCCCCATTTTTTAAAACAATAAAATAATACAATATGCCGTGCGCATTAACACAAGGATATACCTTAGATTGCCGTGATTCACTAGGTGGTATTACGGAAGTTTATTTTATTGCAAGTTCAGATGTAACATCTACAACCGAAGCTAGTGGTGTAATTACTGCATTAGTAAAGGCTACAGGTAAAAGATTCTATAAATACGAATTAACAAAAGGTACTTCTATGTTCACAGAGAATGTGGCATCTAATGTACAAAATGGTACTTTGTTTTTTACTCCTGAATTAACAATAATTTTAAATAAGCTACAAGCAAATACAAGAAACGAAATCTTGTTATTGGCTCAAAATAGACTTGTAGCAGTTGCGAAAGATAACAATGGTAAATATTGGTATCTAGGCAAAACAAGAGCATTAGATTTGACTGCAGGTAATGCTGCATCAGGTACTGCTGAGGGTGATAGAAGTGGTTACACTTTGACTTTTACAGGTGCAGAACCTGCATTAGCACCTGAAGTAAATAGTGCAACTGCTGCTGCACTTACAACTGCAGGATAAAAGTTTGTAGTTTTTCATAGTTTAGTTCCCCTGCTTAGTTTTCTAGGTGGGGGTTTTTATTTTGTAAATATTCATATATATGCTATTTATAATTGATGATACACTTAACAAAAGGCGAAACAAATACTATTGTTATGACATTAACTGAAAAGCAGTTACTGACTAACCCTAACTATCTTTTTGTATTTACAAATAGAAGTAGCAATAATGTTATAAAATTTGTAATTTTAAACGCATCTGACATAAGTTTATATAAGGACAGATACAATGAATTTAACATTGTTACAAACACTAACTTTTCTAGTGCATTAGAAGGTCAATATACCTATGAAGTATATGAACAGACTAGCACTACAAATTTAAATATAACAGGCTTAAATAAGCTAGAAACAGGTATTATGTGGCTTTCGGGTTCTACCTTAACATATAACCAATTTACAACAACAGACACTTATACAATTAGACAATGATAGATTTAAGAGTATTAACATTCGCAGAAGCTAGACAACCTGAATTCAAAGAGAAGAAGGGTATTGATGGTGGATATATAAAATATGGCGAAAACAATGACTATCCTGAATACATAGTAGATTTATATAATAAGTCCTCTAAGCATAGTGCTATTATTAAAAGTAAGGTACATTATATTACAGGCAATGGTTGGTCAGGAGAACCTGATGCACAAGCATTTATTGAAAAAGCAAATAGAGTTGAATCTTTAAACGATTTAACACGAAAGGTATCTTTAGATATTGAAATCTTTGGTGGTGCATTTTTGGAAATCATTTGGGATTTATCAGGTAATCTTGCAGAAATTTGGCATTGTGATTATACAAAGATGCGCACAAATAAAGATAATACGCAGTATTGGTACAAAGAAGATTGGAAAGATAATAAAGTTAAGCCTGAAGTAGTTGCTGCATTTAATCCTAAGCAACCAACAGGTAAGCAAATTTTGTACATAAAAGAGTACAGACCTAACATTGGCATCTATGGATTGCCTAGTTATTTTGCTGCTTTAAACTATATTGAATCAGATATTGAAGTATCTAAGCATATCTTAGGAAATGCGCAGACAGGGTTTTCTGCTAGTAAACTTATTACATTACCAAATGGAGAACCTAATGATGAAGAAAAACGTAATGTAGACCAAAGAATTAGAAAGACATATAGTGGTGCAGATGGCAAAAAATATATGATTGCATTTGTTAATGACATATCTAGAAAGCCTGTAATTGATGATTTAGGTACAAGTGATTTAACAAAAGAAGATTTTGGTAAGATAGATGAATTAATACAGACTAATATATTTAGTGGTCATCAGGTTACTACTCCATCAATTATGGGTATTGCTGAAGCAGGTAAGTTAGGAACAAGAACAGAGATGCGTGATGGCTATGAAATATTTAAAAACACTTATGTAAATGCTAAGCAAATGCATTTAGAAAGTGTATTTAATATGTTAGCTAAATATAAGCAAGTAACAAGTGAAATTAAAATTATTCCAACAGAACCAATAGGTATAGAATTTAGTGAGCAAACAATCGTGTCTGTAGCACCTAAAGAATGGATACTAGAAAAGATTGGTATTGATATGACTAAATATCTACCTGCTGCTGATGCTGCTGCACCTGTACAGGAATTATCAGTTAACGAACATATTAAAGGTTTAAAAGGTCGTGAGTGGCAGAATATGCAGAGAATCATTCGTGAGTTTTCTAAAGGTAAAATAAATAGAGAACAAGCTACTGCAATGCTTAAAACAGGATATGCACTAAGTGATGAAGAAGTTAATTTATGGTTAGGTGCAGAATTAGATGCTGAATTTGCAGCACAAGATTTTAGTGTTTTCTATGAATTTGGAGAAAGTCAAGAAGCATATAATGTTTGGAAATCTAAAAAGCGTTTTAGCGAAGAATCAGACTTTCATATGTTTGCAGATGTTACTCAATTAGAATCAGATATCTTAGACCAAATTGCAAAGCAAAAGGATGTAACACCTGAAGTATTAGCAGAGGTTTTAGATGAAAGTGTAGATACAATAAATACTATTTTAAAAGATTTAGAAGATAGAAAAATATTAAAGGTTAGTGAGGAAAAAATAGGTAAAGGTATTAATAGCAATATTATTATTTCTAGGCAGTTAGTGCAACCATTAAGCAAAACAGTTGGTAATGTAAAGCCACAAACTACAGAAATTTTAGTACGTTATTCGTATGATTGGAAATCAGGATTTAACGATTCAGATATAACTAATAGTAGACCTTTTTGCAAAGAACTATTAAGAGCAAAAAAGCTATATAGTAGAAGTGATATAGAACAAATTTCAGCAAGATTAGGATATTCCGTTTGGGATAGAGCAGGGGGATGGTGGAACGATAACGGTACTATTAGTGAATCTTGCAGACACGAGTGGAAAACAAATATAGTTACAAGAAAAAAATAATAAGATGTCATTAAATACATTATTCATATCAGTACAGAGCATTAAAGACAGAACAGGTTTACACGCTAATGTTGATGAAAAATTAATATTACCTGAAATTAAGACTGCACAAGATATGTACATTATGCCTGCACTAGGTAGCACATTTTATAATAGATTACAAGCAGGTATTAATGGTTCTAACTTAAATGCTAATGAGCAATCTTTACTTAACAACTATGTTACAGATTGTTTGATTTATTATGTAATGAGTGAATTACCTATGGGTTTGTCATATCAATTTTATAACAAAGGATTGCTTAGAAAATCAGGGGAGAATCAGGAGAACCCATCTATGCAAGATATGATTGATGTAGCTAATAGATATAGAACAAGAGCAGAGTTTTATAAGCAAAGATTAATTAAATATCTTAGACAGAACAACACTATGTTCCCTGAATATTTAAATTATACAAGTGGTATAGATACAATTTTACCTGACTTAGAAGGTTATACTACTTCTTTATTTTTAGATGATGATTGTGATTGTTCAGGTAAAAAGCCTTTATCGGAAAAATATCAAGGTAAAATAGGTTGCTAATATGAGCAAAGAAGCTAACATTAAGAATCAAAATAAGCTAAAAGTTTATTTAGAAAAAACAAAAAAGAATGACCTTAAATCAAATAGTAAAGCAAATATCAGCATTCGGAAACAATCACGAGCAAATTAAATTTGTTTACTTTGGTGATGTTTGGGAACGATTAAGCAATGGTGAGGTAACTTACCCTGCTATGTTTTTTACTTTAACTGATGCCCAAATTTTAGCTAAGCAAATACAGTATAATTTTTCTATCTATGTTATGGATAGGATGTTAATGGAGGAAACAAACGAAACAGAGGTTTTAAGTGATATGACTTTAGTAGGTCAAGATATGGTTGCTAATCTTAGAGACCCAATTTATAATTGGATTGCTAGTGATAATATGCCATTAACATTTTATACAGAATCAGACCCTGATTATTTAGCAGGTGTAAAGATTGATTTTTCATTAACATTATCTTCATTAAACGACACTTGTCAAATACCTCCAAATGGAATCTAAAAAAATAAATCAACTAGCGACTGAGATGTCTC